AAGCTGCCGAACCGATGTTATTCTAAGATATCGGTTCGGCATTCGTAGCTTAAACAAAAGGGGCGCGGATAGTAGTTTTTCTCTCTCCTTACTCTTATTCTTTCTAGTGGGTAGAAGTCGTCCGTTTCTAATCCCTGCAAATTTTCATCCACCAGCTTCACTACATCAAACATCGCCATTGCATCGGCGCGCATAGGCTCTGGAGCAGCAGCGTTACTGGGTGCCCGACACGCAAAATACAACTCAATATCTACCTGTGCAACGCCTTTACTTGCACCTCCTTTTAAAGGTGTGTACACTATTTGACTTACATCAATTAGTGCACACGGATAATCTACGGGAGGCGTTACGCTATCCATCTGCCCCATATTTACATCTATCCAACGGAGTTCTGGAACTGTTGTTTTGAGCCTCTCCATTACGGCTTCGATAATCTCTTTCATTGCATTGCTTTATTAATAATATCTTCGATATTGTTATCTATAATTGATTCGATTTTGGCATTCAGCTCTTTGCTCTCTCCAATAAATTGACGCTGCGGCATGGTGGCACTGTGTTTGCCAAACGCTTTAACCGTACCCCCATCATTGTGTATTTGGGCATACGGCTTATCACTGCTGATGGTGATGTTTGTTCCCGAAACATCGCAGCGTATACTACGCTGTAATTCGTGTGTTTCCCCTTGCATCACGGGGCGAACGGTGGCAGCTTTGGAAAAATTGAGCTGTTTTTGTTTAGCTGCCTTTTTGGTTTTGCCTGTTTTTTTGTCTCGCTTAAATTTGTAGCTGGTGCGTTTTTCGCCTTTGTAGTCAAAGCCGTACCACGGACTAGAGGAGTCTCGCCGCTTCACGTCCGCCCATTTGTTAACGCCACCATCCACAAAGCCGCCTTTGTCGAAGTTTTCTTGAAAATGTTCTACGGCGGTGTTTCCTATCAAGCGCGGAATTTTACGCGCTGCCTCCCGCTCTACTTTTTTGAGGGTACGCTCTATTTCTTGTATTAAATCGTTGCTTTTTGACATAATTTAATGCGTTAATGATGTTGGGTACTAATTATTTATTACTTTTGTAGTATAGAATTAAAGCAATGATGATCGCAGTTGGTAGCGATAGGATTCAGTTTTTTCTGAACCCTCTATTGCGAGGTTCAAGTCCTCTGCCTTTGCTTTAATTCTTTATCTTTATATATTCCGCCTGATGTTTATTTGACCTATCAATATACCCACCTGTTACCACATAATTTATATCCATTTTTTTACCGTTTACTTTATACTTGTAATTGGGAGCAACAACAAATTTTAAGCACTCATTACCCTCTGTTTCGGCAATGTAGAGTAGGTTTCTGTTTTTTGTGTCCCAGTATACCTCTGCCTTATCCAATAGTGATGCTATATCTCCAATATTTTCTACCGATGGCGCATGCCCTAACTCTTTTTTTGCATCACGCGTCATGTGTTGGATTGCTTTATCGGATAAAATAATCTCTTTGCTTGCGGGTGTAATCTCCTCACGCTTCAATACTTTCACTACCTCTTTATCCAATTTGCCGACGCTAAACGTTGTGCCATGGGTGCGACGTGTGGCAATTACCTCTTCTGCTTTAAGCCGTATCATAGCACTATCCGCAGAGAGTTCTGCCAATACCTTGCGATCACGAAGTGAGCCGTAACCGTTCGTTACATAAGGGTGTGATGCAGAAAATATACTTTCGGTATGGTATGGGTTTTTGTCTAACCCTTTTACACCCTCCTCCTTTTTCGGCGATTTTTCGGCGCTATCTGTTATTGCAGTATCTGTTTTTTGTACGTCGCACTGGCACCCCCATTCGTTGCCGGGATAACAGGTACTCCAAAACGGATCGTCGAAGGCACGCACCATATTATAGTATGCTTTGTGTGAGCTTCGCGGCTCAACCGCACGACTTGGCAACCATTTAAGGTTGGGATATAGATCGCGATCACGCTCTGCATCGGCAAAGATAGCCGCTGTGCGGGCAACTTTAACGGCTGTATTGTATTCCGTTTTAAGCCACACGGCATTGTATGTGCCAATAATTGGATTGGCAGCTTTGCGGAAGTCGCTGTATGAACGGGGTGTTCCTTTATCATCGACTAATAGTTGTGCTAAATCATTTTGCTGCCTATGTGTTTTAAAGGCTGCAAACACAGCATTGTTGCGCTTTAATGCCTGTACAAACTCGTAATTAGGTTCGCCAAATTGCACCTCTCCAAAACTTAAATCCACGGCATGATTGATGGTGTCAAAGGTTTGACTGAATAACGAGGGTTCAATTTCTCGCTTGACATCGAACTTTTCGTATATACGTTTCAGTACCTTGTTACGGATGCTTTCGGCTAAATCAAAGCTTTGAGATACCTCACTATCTGAAAGCTGATACAGCGTATTAACATCTTCGGATATGCCCCTGCTTAGAGGGGCACGCCGAAAAAATCGCATACCTTATCAAATTTAGATTTTGGCTTTGGGTCGACAAAAGATAACTTGCGTTGTTTGCTCTCTCCCTGTGCTGGCTTGTTTGCTTTCTTTTCTGGAGCTACCGTTGCTGTTTGTTTGAGTTTGGCGCCGCCTTTGGGTACAGGTATATTATATGTCTCGTACCAATATTCTGCATCTATTTCAATTTTATTAGCTAACTTTAAATCCATTTCCAAGCGATCTTTTTTGCAAAGATGCTCTTCATTTGGATATACAAATCTACCACCGTTCGGGCTGAATCCATGTAATTCAAGCAACGGAATAAGCATACTATTTAACGCACTCTGTACATAGCGGCGATCGCTTTTGTGTATGCCATCTTCGCTGCGTTCGTGGGCGTCTCCCTTGTATTGTCCGCCCTCGGCATCGGTTGTCATGGTGGAATGCAGAAAGAGTTTAGAAAGTTGCTTATCGCAAAATTCCGCCAGCTTTAAAAAGGCATCGGAACTGCCCGCGGCATTGGCTTGCATCAATTCGAGCGTGGTGCCTTCCGGAACAACGGCGTAACCCGCCGAACCCGAATTTTTTAGCACGTTGGTTACCTCTTTTTTGAGTCGATCGTCATAGGCTTGATAGGTTGCTTTGCGAAAAGGTGTAGCAAATATTTCGTTGAATGTTGCCCAATCCGATACATCACCCCGTTTGAGCAGTACCCACGATACAGCCTTTAAAAGCAATCCTAAATCATCTACTTTACCTGAGCGCACAATATAATTAGACAACGGAGGTTTTGTAAAGTCTTTACCCTCTTTGGCTGCCCGTTTTTCCACAAAAAGCCCTTTGGTTGGGATTATGTGGTTTCGGTTTATCAAGCCGTATTTATGCAGCATACCGTTTGAGAGATCGCACCACGCCACGCTGTAACCCCAAAAGCGAGCATTCAAAATATCGGTTAATAGATCAGCAAATTGTGCCGTATCCATTAATGCTTCGATTGCTTCATTGGGTGCGCCATCGGTTTGGAACACCAGCCTACTGCCTGTTATATGTTCCGTGCGCTTATCAAGCACGGCGGTTAAATGGCTATCCAAAAGCACATCATTATAGATGTCATATAATAATGTGCGATCAGGTTCTTTGGGGTCTTCTGCCATTTGAATAGCCATACGCCAACGCGATATATCAAATCCATCGCGTTGTGGAGCTTCTAGTATCGGTGTAAGTTCCATTTTCGCGGCTGGCGATGGAGCTGTTTTATTGTTCTTGTTATTGTTCTTGTTCTTGTTCTTATTACTCATTGTAATGCTATTTAAATACTGTTTAAACGGTATGTTTTTGATTAATAACTATTGTTGCGCTTCGGTGTGCTGCCGTACATTACTTGCGCTTCGCTGCCTCCTGTTTCGGTAACGGGTTTCGGCAATAACGCAACGGGTATCTTTTCATCGCGCACCTCTTTAAGCCAACCGATAGCCCTCTTGTACCGTGCTGTTCGGTTGTCTAAATCTTGATCGGGCAGCGCAATAGAGCAGAGTTCAAACACCGCTATATCTACTGCAAAGCGTACCAATAAAGGATCACGCTTTGCAGCTTGCTGTGCAAAAATTGTATCTGTATCGTAACGATGCAGATATGGGAGCATTTCGCCCAATGCGGTAGAAATAGCTATTTCTACCAGTGTGCTGTCTCCACTGGTGATCGTGTTCACTTCGTGTTCGCGGATCGCCATATTGAGATCGGTTCTTGTTATAAAGCTCATATTGTTACATTTTATTGTTTCTTCTACTACCTCCTGTTTCGATGGTTGCGCTCCCGCTCCCACCATAGTTGATAAATTGTGCTAAATACTCCACAGCTTGTTGGTCGCTGTCGGGTCCATCATCGTGTGTACGATAACCCGGTTCAATGCCCATAAGCTGGGCGGTGGAGGTTTGAAAATTGTTGTTGTATTGTTCGTTGATATTGAAATAGATACGCCCATTTTGGTAATACGGGTGCATTGACATTAGGCGGTCGAACTTATTGGCACGAGATCGCTGCACGATAGATATATTGAGCCACTTACCCTGTTCGGCTACTACCTTATCAATCGCCTGCCGTACGGGGTCGTTCCAAAATTGCGCTTCAACGCGCCACTGCATCATTACACTTGGTGGTAACGATTCTTGGTAGGCAAACATAAAGCGTACAGCCTCTTCCATTTTACACTGTTTGCAAAAGGCTTTGAGTTTCCAAAAGTCTCGACCATTTAATCCCCAAACGGATACGGAATTGTAGTCGTTGTTACCACTATATGCCACGTCCCAATGTGCCGTTAGCATGGTGAAGTGATCTATGCGGGGCGGTTTGCCATATTGAAATAACTGTTCGGTAAACACTTTTCCCTGTATGCGGGGGTCGTGTAGGTATTCGGCATGAGCCGGAATGATACCAATTATCTCCTCTTGTTCACGGTAATAGTCGTCATCATATTTTTGATACCAAGCGGGTTTATAGGTTGCTTTGTCGTAAGCCTTAACCAAATCTACATGCGCCTTATCGCTTTTTTTCTCCAGACAGTTCTGTATGGTTCGGGGGGCGAAGTCGTTGTTTGGGTGTAGGTATCTTCTTACTGGACCATCCATGCACGGGATTAAGGCACCAAGTATCCAGTCTACTATTTCGTCCTGTCGCTTGGGATTCTTAACGGTGTCTTTGTCTTCGAGGTCGTCCGCTACAATATAGTTCGGGCGCAAAGCCCCAATACGCAATCCGCGGGGGTCTTGACCCATACCCAATGCCTTACCCATAAACCGACCATCTTTGGTCTGAAAGTCTCCTTTTTCCCAACTGCCCAATAATTTTTGATCGCCAAAGTCGTGGCGAAAACGGGGGTTAGCTTCAAATTCTACCTGTATATCCGACAGTAGTTGAGAGGCTTTGGTTTCGTTGTTGCCAACAATTACAATGTATATCTTTTCGCCACGCGTCCAGAGCCATAAGGGGATAATCAGATCACTCCATACAGATTTAGCCAAACCACGTCCCCAGCGTACAAGCTCCATACATTTAGGGTTGGCAGCTACACGCTTAGCCAACTTGATTTGAAAATCGGCGCTCTCACTTGTGGCGTAGCGACTGAAATAGTAAGCTACAAATTTGCCTACATCTTTTTTAAGTGCTTCAATACGCAGCGCCTTTTCGGCTGGGGTTTCAAAAGGATTGACAGCAGCGCCATTGCGTGCCGCTTCCAGCTTTTGACGGTATAGCTCAATCAGCTTTTTTTCTTCGATTGTTGCCATTTGTTATAATGTTTTACGGGTTGATACTTCGGCGAGGTGTACCTCTTGAAAGGGTACAGTTTTTAGATATAATTGATAATCATATTGAGCAAGTGCCTCAAAGAATTTATCCATCACCTGTATATATTGTATGTTCGTCACCTTACCCTCTTTGTCTGCCTGTTGCAGGCGTTTGTTCCATGCAGCTACGCTAACATCAATGCCCGAAATCTCTTTGCGTAGCTTATCTACTGTTTCGGTGTCCTTTGCTGCTTCGGCTACGGCTATATCTGCTGTAAGGGCAATGCGTTTGGTTGCCATATCGTCCAAAATACATTGTAGGTTTTCGGTTCGCTTGGGTGCCGCTACTTCGCGCATTTCTTTTTCTTGTTTCCAATTATATTTTTTACACCATTCTCCCACAGTTTTTTGTGAGATACTTAAAACACCTGCAATCTCTTTTGCTGTTTTGTTTTGGTCGATAAACATATGTTTCGCAACGCTCCTTTTTTGATCATAATCCTGTTTCATACGCCTTTAATTTTATCAACAAAACTACTGACAAAAGCAAGTTAAAAAAAGCAAAATATCAACGCTTATATAATTGGTTACAAGCTGTATAAGGTTATTTTGTTTGAATCGAAAAACGCCCTAAACTTGCATCATAATTACGGGCTGTAATGCTCAACTAAACGATATATATGTATGGCGAAAAAGTATAAATTCCTCCTGTCTGATGAATCGCTAAACTGCTACGGATGCAGAATCATAACGGCGGGTATCAATTTGGATAATTTCCAAAAGAATCCAATCATGCTGTGGAATCATACCAGGGCGTGGACAGATAAAGACGACCAAGTTTTACCGATTGGCTATTGGGAAAACTTGTATGTAGAAGATGGCAAACTCTACGGTGAAGCCATTTTTGACCAGAAAGATGAATTTGCACAAAAGATCGAAAGCAAGGTAGAGCAGAAAGTAATTCGCTGTTGCAGCGTGTCGGTGGGTATTACAGCCACATCGGCGGATAAAGCTCACTTGATTCAAGGGCAGACACGCCCAACGATTATAGGGTGCGAATTGAGAGAGGTCTCAATCGTAGATATTCCGGGTAACGCCAATGCAGTGAAACTTTACGATGCTGGCGATGGCAGTGAGATAAATTTAAGTGATAACGGCGAGCGTAATCCTTACTTGCCGTTGATAAGTACAATTAATACAGAGATGAATATGGAGCTAAGAGAACAGATGGCGGTAGCGCTAGAATTAAAAAGTGGTAGCGGTGATAGCGAAATTATTGATGCTATTACGGCATTGATGAGCAATCGTATAAATTATGTAGAGCTAACTGCCGAACGGGACAAGTACAAAAAAGAAGTACAATCGTTTAGAGAGGCACAAGAGGCTGCTATCAAAACAGAGTTGACAACCTATGTAGATGAGGCAATAACGCTTCGGAAAATCACAGCGTCGGAGCGAGATACTTATATCTCACTCGCTGAAAAAGATTTTGACGCAGTGAAAAAAATCCTTGATGCCCGCGAAGGGGTCGAAGAGCCACAAGATGGCGGCGGCGATGGAATGAAATTAAATGATCCTTGGGAAGAGCGCAAGGATGAGATTAGAAAAAGCAACAAATAACAAGCGAAATAATGGCAGTACAAATTACAACAGCGTATAGTGGTGATGTATTAAATAAAATACTCGTAAAGGCTACCACAGGTAATGAAATCGTAAGCCGTGGATTGGTAAACATCGTTCCAAATGTGAATGATAAATATCATATTCCACGCATGAAAACGGGTAATATGCTTCAAAAATATAAGGAGCAACCTAAACAAACCGATAGCAAAGGAAACTTTTCTATTGACGAAAAGAAGTTAGAACCTAAAGAGCTTATGGCATTTACGCTCTTTAATCCTCGCTCTTTTGAACATATATGGAAGCCTTTCCAACCAAGTGGAGAGCTTAATTTTAAACAGCTTCCTCAATCAGTACAATCTACGCTACTTGAAGAGATGGCAAAAGTCGTAGACTTTGAACTCGGATATCATTTTATCAATGGTGTTGAAGGAAATCAAGAAGGACAATACTTTGATGGATTATTAACACGTATGCTCGCTGATAACGAGGTGTTGAACCCTGATAAATCAAAACTATCTGCTGATGCTGGTATGATTGAGAAATTGTATGCAGTCTACAAATCAATACCAAAAGTAATTCGCTCTCATAAAGGTTTGCGCCTCTTGATGAGTGTAGAAGATGCTGATGCTTACGATGATGAGTTAACAGCACTACCAAACAAAGGAGCTGATCCTACATCTACAAATGCTAAGCGTTTCAAGGGTGTGAATATTGAGGCGCTTGCAGACTGGCCAAGTGGTGTTATTGTAGCAACTGTTACAGGTATGGATTTAACATCCAATCTTTGGGTTGCAGTAAATGTAGTAAATGATGCATCTTCTATCAAAATTGGATTGTACGAAAATGCAGGCGAACTCTACTTTTTCAAAATGCTTATGAAGATTGATACTAACATCGCCTTTGGCGAAGAGGTGGTATTGTTGGATACAAGAGTAGTTGAACCAGTTGTACCTGCTAAATTTGCTTTTGCTGGTGAGGGTACTCCTTTAAATGGTCTTTTATCAGCTGAAGATATTAAGCCGAAAAAAGAAACAAAACCAAAAGTCCAAAAAGTATCTGTTGAATCAGCTTCAACTGGTGAATTAGACAGCCCAAAATCTGAAACAGGCGAAGCCGATGGACTCGAAGCCGGAACACTCGAAGCAAATCCCGCAGATGAAAACAAGTAACAGAGGTATTACCTTAATTCAGGCTCACGAGGGTTTAACCCTCGTAGCCTATCGCTGCCCAGCGAATGTGCCAACTATTGGCTACGGACATACTTCGGGCGTGAAAGATGGAGACACC